GATGACGGCCTGCAGATCATTGCCTCTCGATCGGGTTGTGATCTTCAGAAACTGGTTGAGCTTTCCTGCCGGGACGTTGAACTCGGTGCGGATCTGCCGGGAGGCAAAGGTTTTGGTTTGGTCTGCGGTCTTGTTGATCGCCGATCTCGCTGCGGCGTGAACCTTGTTCGGGTCAAAGAGTTCCATCGCCTCTTTGATGCCTGTCATCTGGATACGGACTTCCATGGTCATTTCTCCTTTAGCGAGATGAGGTTGTTGGTGATACAGAAGCGGAGGTCCTCGAAGGCGGACCAGAACAGGGATTCTGCCTGGCACGCGGTTTGCCAGCGGGATTGGGTGTCGCTACGGCGCAAGCCAGGCTCGAAGCGTAGGGCCGGAATGCCGTGGCGCAGCACGACACGAATACCATGGCCGTCGTTTGCCTTCAGGTACTCTGACAGTCGGCAGATGGGTCCGCTGTCCTGCCAGGATTGGATGGGCGGGGCGGGTACATCGGTAGTGTCGGGGACGCCTGAAACGCGGTCGCCGTCTGGACCGTAGATCTTGCCGTCAGGGCAACACAAACGAATGCCGGCATTGCCTGGGCCTGTCGGAAATCGACCCTCAGGGCCGCGGCCACTGGGTAGTCCTGCGTCTGGTGAGGTTTCGTCCCCATGGATGGGCGTCTGTCTCTCTTTGGCCAGCGGGTTGTAAACGTCTATCAAGTGTTCAAGCCCCATGTCTCCCTCCTGAAGAAGCGGTCCGGGTGGTCCGGGTGCGGTCCGGGCCGTGGTCCGGGTCAAGTATGCGATTTCATTCTTTGGTCCGGGTGGTCCGGGTGTTTTTCAATAAAAAGCAAAAAACATTACAGAATGAAAAACGAGAATCACCGCGCGCGCGCGCGCGCATGCGTGTGCGCGCGCGCGCAATATGTTGCATTTTGCCCGGACCACCCGGACCACCATTCATAAGCGATTGATGATAAAAGGATAAACGTGGTCCGGGCGGATTTTTTCACCCGGACCGCACCCGGACCACCCGGACCACGCAGCGGCGGATATGATAGCCTTGGGGGGTAGGTAGCACAACGAGGGGGCAGGGGGACAGAGGCACGCAGGGCGGCGTTCGCAGAGGTACAAATTCTTAAGTCTCGGTGCGGTACGGGAATCATGAAGGTCGCATGTTGCCCGACTGTTTGGGGCGTCGGGGGTGTTCCCGCCGGGCGCCGGACAATCCTCGTTGGGCATTTTGGCTGCTCCGGAGATGTTCCCGGGGGACAAGGGGCGTTTGGCGTAACGCACAGTGACGCCTGTGGGACGGACGGGGGCGGCGTCAAGGCGTTTCCCTGGGCATTGCCTGAGGCCCGGGAAGACGAGAAAGGAATGAAAGGAAGGCCGTCGCTCACTGCATCCCCTCCGGCGATTTCTGGGCGATCCTGACGCCCCGCAGGCGATATTCGCGCCGGCCATTGATCCGTGGCCGGTATTGTTCGAGGTTGTGCTTGGCCGCCTTCAGCTCGCGGAAGAAGTTCTCCTCGCTGAATTTCTGGTAGCCTTTGTCCTTGCAGTAGGTCTCGTACAGGTCGTACACGTCCTTTTTTGGGGTCTCGTAGGCCTCGTCCGTCGGATCCCCGAACTCCAGCTCGTCCTCGGCAAAACACAGCACGGGGTTGTTGCTGCGCCGGTAATCCAGCATGATCCGGCTCGTCTCGTCGCAATCGGTGAAGTCTTGCTGCTGCCAGAGGCGCATCCTGCCGATGAGCGCCCAATGGAAGATGCCCGACAGCTCGCCCTTGAGGGTGTCCAGGAGGCCCTTATCGCCCCCGTTGAGGAACTGCCGCTTGAACTGGATGGGTAGGATCTTCCGGAAAAACCCGTCGCTGTTGTCCAGGACACGTGGGAAGCGGTTGGCGGCGAACGCCATCTTGCAGGTGGGTTCGAACTCGAAGGAGTTTTCGTGCTTGAACGCCGCCTGGACCGAGTCGCCAGAGACGATGGCTTTGAAGATTTTGCTCTCCATGGCCTTGGAGCCCACCTCCGTGGAGATGTTCAGGAGCTTGCCGTACAAAGACGACCGCTGGAACTGGTCGTCCAGATCCTCGATATTGACGGCGGCGCAGTTCTTGGGGCCCACCAGGGCGCGCAGGACCTTGAGCATGGTCGATTTCCCGTCAGCCCCCGGCCCCAGACACAGGAGGCATTTCTCGAAGGCCGTGGACGGGGTCAGGCAGTAGCCGAAGAACTCCTGGACCTGGGCGATCACCTCGGGCGTCTGGATGACCTCCTCCAGGAATTGCAGCCACCGGATGCACCGGGGCACGGTCTCCGGGCCGTAGATCACGGGGAACATATAGGTGGCGAAATAGTCCTGGCTATGGGGATAAAGCCTGTCCTCGCCGATGCTGTACATGCCGTTCTCGACGCAGAAAAACCCCTCCCGGTCGTTGATGCGCCTGCCCTCGGGGATGGTGGAGAGCATCCGGGCCTGAAACGCGGCATCCAGGATGCGGCCCTGCTGGGCCTCGTTCCCCAGGTACCGGAGGCAGGCGGCCTTGATGTAGTCTTCGTGCAGGACGTCCCAGAACCGGCCGTTCCACTTGTACGTCAGGCCCGTAGAGGGCTCGTACATGAGGGCCATATCCTTCAGGAGCTGCTCGGCCAAGAGCCGGGGCCGGAAGGAGTAGCGGTTGTTCACGCCGTAGTCGTAGAAGCGGTAGATGCCTTCGGTCTTCGGTCCCATTTCTTCCTGCCGGGGCGGCGGGGGGATGGGGGACTTCCAGGGCCGGGCAGATGCCATGAGGTCCTGGAGATCGGCGGCAGATTTGCCGTGGCGGACAAAGAAATCCGTCAGGTCCTGGCCGTGGTCCTTGGGCACGGAACCGTCCGCGGCCACGCCCATGCACTCCGGCCAGGACAGAATCCGCACGGAACGGGCCACACGGATCAGGCATTCGGCGGCGAAGTCGGCATAGACCCGGCCGGGCTTGTCCGCGTCGTAGGCAATGACCACATCCCGGTTCCGGAACGGCTCCAGATGCTCCGGCGGCCATCGCTTGAGCTTGCTGGTCTGGGTGATGGCGTTGAAGCCGTGGGACAAGGCGCAGATCGTGTCCGATTCGCCCTCGCACAGGAGGATTTCCCCTTCGGGGCCGGGGGCGGACGGGAAAAGTCTCGACTCGCCCGTCGAATTGGCAAAGGAGATGATTTTGAATTGTTTGGCGCCCGGTTCGTAGAGGCGCACGTTCCTCAGGGCTCCATGACCGTCCCGGACGGGAAGGGCGACCTTTGACGGCCTCGAAATTTCCTTCAGGAGGCCCGTTTTCTTGTCCAGGCGACAACTCTGAAGGCGGATATCGAGGCGTTGGATCACCTCCGCCGACCATCCCCGTTCCTTTTCGAACCGGGCGATCCAATCCGACGGCAGGGACGGGAACCTTTCCCATGCCTGGCGCATTCGCTCCAGGGTATCCTCCAGGGAAAGGGCCACGTCCGGGCGGTCGTCCATTTTGGCCTTCCGGGCGCCTGTTTCAGCGTCCGGGGCGTTTTCCCCCAAGGGGATGCCGTAGGCCTCGCAGAAGGCCTTGAACCCCTCCTTCTGGCCCAAGCCTTTCACCTCGGTCCAGAGCCGCAACAGGTCGCCTGCGGCGCCGCAGGAAAAGCAGTGGTAGGCATCCCGCTTGCAGTTGTAGGAAAACGACGGCGATGCGGACTGCTCCGATTCCTGATGGATGGGGCAATAGCCGTGGATCTCGCCCTTGGCGGGCTCCCGGGATTTGACCGGAAACAGCTCACTTGCGATGCGGGCCCGGTCGGCTTCGGACAGGTGTTTGGATGCGATGCCCATAAACGGTTCCTAATGGATGTGGCCTTCGAGCCACCAGCAGCGCGACTCGTCCAGCCGGAAGTAATACGGATTCTGGAGGATGGTTTCAGTGATTCCCGGCATGGTCCTCCTGGCAAACTATGCACGATTTCCTGGTGTATGCCGGCATCGATCCAATGCAGCGGACGCCGCGATGAAGTTCCATCCGGCCCTTATCATCGATCCGTCGGGCCACCGTGTCCAGATGGCGGCCGCACACATGGAGCAACCTGCCGTCCTTGAGACGGGCCCAGTATCTAGCCGGAATCTGCATTGACGCCTCCCTTGAGGTCGCGCCTCTGGGTGGACATGAGGATGGCGTATCCAGCGATGTCCTCCCAGGGGTCCTCGCCGAAGGGATCTCGATCCCGATTCGTGGCGATTCGCATCATCTTGTCGAAGACGCGGACCAGGCCCAGGGCGTCCGGATATTGGTCCGGCGCGATCCCGTGCGGATAGATCAGCGACAGAAACGCGCCCGCCTTGGCAAAGGAATCCCCGTATGCGGCGTTCTTCCGGTCCACCAGGGCGCCGATCTCGCATCCCACCCGCTCATGTTTTCCGCAGAATTTCCATTCAGGGTTCATGACTCGATCTCCTTCAGTTTGTCAGGATAATGGCGGCGGCGCAGATGGCGGCCACGGCCAGGCACAGCAGCGACACGGCCAGATCCGACATGGGATTCTCCTTCATCGGCCCGCTCCTTTCCGCGCCTCCGGGTCCCACAAGTGGAACCGGACCCCGTCTCGATAGGCGTACATCTTGCCGTCGTGTTCTGTTTCTGCCTGGAGGACGCCGTGGTATGACATCAACCGCTTTTCCTGCGGGCCAGCCAGCCGGTCCTCGTGAAGCACGGCCAGTTGCACGGGCATGGATGCCCAGGTGTAGAGCATCATCCAGAACATTATTGCCATGACCGCGCCGACGGCCAGTGCCAGCACCCATTCTCCCGTGGTCATCCTGTCGTTATCCATGATGTTTTTCTTGCTCATGTCCCCCTCCTTCATGTCCGGGCAAAACCGTTGCCGGGCCTCGGAAGGACGACCCGGCAGACAGGTTCCTCTTACGGTGATTCCGCTGCTCTTTGTCCGGGAGCATGACCGGTATCCATTCCAGGGACCTTTCCGCCACGGGCCAGATACGCCGCCAGGGGTCGGTTGTCGCGCCGGACCACCAGGGCCTCGATGGCGCGGCGGTATTCCCATTCCGCCGGCGATCCGTCATGGATCGCCACCCCGGATGACAGGAACGCCACCTCGGCGGAAAGCTCAGACAGACGTCTTTCCTGGTCCTCGATCCGCGCCAAAAGCTGGTTAAAATCCCTCTCCGTCATATCGCAACCTTTAGATTTTGCTACGTATACAAAGCGCAGCGCAATGTATACGAATGTATACGTGACAGATCAAAAAAAATATGATCATCCTTGCCTCAACAGCTCCTGGACGGTCCGTTTGCCGTTCAGTTGGAACAGGGCGATGCGTTTGTAGTCTTCGAGGAATCCGGCAATGGCGTATTCATGGATCAAGACAGCCAGGTCAACCCCCTTCGCGCGGGCGATGGCCGTCAGGTCGTCCTTGAATCGCCCTCCTGCCCGGAAGGAGATGAGTTCGGTTTTCTTTTCGTCGTCGATGGGATGTATGGGCCGAGAGAAATCAAATTTCATTTGGATCACCTCTGGGGCTACCTCCTGTTATTTGTTGACCGCCGTGCTGCCGATGCCGCTTATCCGCCGCGAATTTATTTGTTTACGCGGATGTTTGGATGGTGTATATCTTCACCATCAAGCAGTTCCCGCAAGGCATGCAGGACCTGCCCATACGGCTCCGTCACCCTGTACCCGTTCAGGGCCATGGAGAGCGTGCTGATGCTGATGTTGCGCCCCATGCGCTCCGTCAGTCGGGAGCAAAGCGGGCCTCGGTTCCCGCGTATGTCCAGGTCGCGGGCCGCGAGCATGGTTTTGACCTCCCTGCGGAGGGCGTGGATATCGTTATTGGATTTCATGAGATGTTCTCCGAGTTCGTGTTGGGTGATTGATTACACGCAAAAAAACGATCTGTCAAGCTAAAATTTTTCATCATAAACAAATATATTTTGGCATAAATGTAAATGGCTGATAACATTCACGAAAAAAATTTTGTAGCCCTTGCAAAAAAACTTGATATTCCCGTCAAACACGGATGGAAATCTGCGCTGCAAAAAAGGTTGAAGCAAAAAAACCTATCAATTATCACTAATTGGATTGCGCGAGGCATCCCTGACGATTTCCATCACATCCTGGAGAATGCCGGCATCGATCCGGCGATCTGGCGGGAGATCGTCGCGGACAATAAACTGGCGCCGTCGGCCGTGGTCCCGAGGGTGGAGCCCCAGGCCGCGAAGCCGGTTTCAGACAATCCCGGGATGGACGAAACGACCAGGGCCGTGATGCTGACAACGAAGATCATCTCGTCACGCCATCCCGACATCGCCCATGCCCTGATGAAAAACCTGGAACAGTTATCCGCCGCCGTGGATAAGGCGGACGAACTGTCGAGCTGCAAGGTGCTGCTGCAACAACAGCAGGACGAAATATCGGGTATGAAAATCAAGATGGATAAAATGCAAAACGAAATCAACTATTTGATCAAAGAACGCGAGGGGTCGGAACCTGGCGTTTCGTGAGACGGCGGCCCGTGAAATTGATATGCGAGAGCAACCTGATTTTACTATACCAATGATGCCCTCATATGCAATGGTATGATACTGAAAATAGGTAAAGCATCCGCCCATGGCCCTGATCATCACATGCCGTGATTGCAGACGCCGCATCCCGCCAGGGTCCGGCGAGGCGCCATGCCCGGCATGCGGCGGGTCGGCGCGGCGGTACGTCGCCGACTATATGGAAAACGGCCGGCATAGCAGGCGCATCCGCACAGCCCTGCCCGAGGGAATCCCGGATGAGCGGATCGCCCTGGCCATCGAAAAGGAGATGCGGGCCGTTGTCAGGTCCAGGGCGGCCCAGACGAACGCGCCGATCGCGTCCACCGTCGTGTCCGACCTGTGGGACGATTATCTGTCCTGGTATCGCATCCGCCGCAGCCCCAACACATACCGGGACCTGCAACGATGCTATTCCGCCCACATTGGGCGCATCCTGGGCAAGTACCGGGTCCAGGACCTTGGGCCGTCCCACATCAGCCTCTACCAGAAGATACGGCACGCCGAATACGCGCGGACGCGGGTGTCGGCAGGCGGGAAGCGGCCCGTCTCGAACCGCACGATAAACAAGGAGCTGCAATATTTTTCCGGATTCATGACCTGGTGTCGCAAGGAGAAAAAAGTGACGGGAAACGTGACGGATATATCTCCCCTGCCCTACAACAGCCCGGTCCCCATCGTCCTGTCGCCAGATGAGATATATCGCATCATCAATGCCGCCGGACCGTTTTACCGGGCCTTGATCCTGTGCCTGTATGCCCTGGGCCTGCGGATCGCCGAGGCCACGCATATCCGCCTGGCCGATCTGGATCGCCAGAATAACACGGTCTCCGTCCGGCAAAAGGGAGGGACATTCAAGCTCCTGCCCATGGGAAAAAGGCTGCGTGAGGCCCTGGACGAACTGATCGCCACCCGGCCGCAAATGAAGGAAACCGAATATTTGTTCGCCAATGCAAAAACCGGGGAACCCATCGCCAATATCCGGCCGGCATTGCGTAAGCTATGCCAGAAGGCTGGCGTGGTCAAGCACGTCACGCCCCATTTGTTCCGGCATTCCATCGCGACCCACCTCATGGGGGCCGGCATGAACGCCCGGATCGTCCAGGGTTTCATGGGGCACGCGGACATCGAAACGACGGAATTTTATACCCACGTGGCGGCGAAACACCTCATGGGGGCCGCAAATATGGTCGATGAAATGCTGATGAACAGGGGCTTGTCAACACAAACGCCGCGCCGCCAGAAGGCCCGTCAACGCGGCCGCTCATAACCATTTGATTTTATTTGCTCTTAAAAGGACTCTGACTCCGTGAATCGTGGTTCGAATCCACGTCTCCCAGCCAAATATAGGGTTCCGGCTCGGAACCCCTTTTTCATTTGTCAACATTTGTCAACGGGGCGGACCTGGCTAAACCGTGACGTATTCGTCCGGGCTCAAAAGCGGGCTGCCGTCCGTGGCGGGGTCCTCGCTGCGGAGGGTCCAGCGGCTCAGGATGACGCGCTTGGCGTGCTGGGCCTCGTGGCCCTCCTGGTGGGCGGCCTCGACGTACTTTAGTTGGCCGTCGGGCAAGCGGATCATCTTGCGGTCCACGACGATCTGGGGCGGGTTGGTGCTGATGCAGTAGGGGTTGATCGTCTGTGCAAGACCGGGGAATTCGGCGCCCATGACAGCCCGTTTGCGGTTGTTGTCCCCAAAGGCCCGCAGACGGTACGTCACCATCATGTCCAGGTCCTCGTCCGCATCGGGCAGACGGGAAAACCCCTCCTGGTTGAGGTTGAATGCGGCCCCGAATTCGTTGGGGCATAACGCCTTCAACGCCTGGACCTGCCCGCGATCCAGGCGAATCTCCTCGCCGTTCATCAATCGTCGCAGTAGCTGCCAGATCATGCCGCCTCCCATTTATCGTCGTCCGCGCCCGGCAGCTCCGGCAAAATGCCGGTTGTCGTCCCGCCCGTAACAACGTCCGCCATGCCGGAAAGCACCCGGCGGCGCAGGCGCCAGGTGTCCGCATGCTTGCAGTGCCCGATCCAGGATGCGACGGAGCACAGGATGACGCCCAGCGGAGCCGAGCCATCGAGGTATTGCCGGCATTGCTTCCGGAATTTACGCTTGTTGCGCCGGATATTGGCCTTGCGCGGCAGGCGATAATCCGGCCAGATCCGATAGCCCAAAAAATCGACGCAGCGTTGATCGACGGGAAAGATTTGGGTCTTTCCATTGAGGCGCAGACGCAAGACGTGGGCCATGAATCCGCGCACTTCCGCCAGAACTGCATGGAGACGCGCCTTGTCGCCGTCGAATACCACCACGTCGTCCATATAGCGGATATAGTACCGGACGCGGAGACGCTCCTTGACAAAATGGTCCAGCTCATTGAGGTAGACGTTAGCCCACAACTGGCTGGTCAAATTGCCGATGGGCAGTCCCCGGCCGGCGGTGTGGCTGTCGATGATCATGTCGATGAGGGAAAGCGTGTCCGGACAGGCGATGCGGCGGCGTATGATGCGTTTCAGCACGTCATGGTCGATACTGGGGAAAAATTTTTCGACGTCCATCTTCAGGCAATAGACACGTCCCCAGCGACGCCTGGCGGCCCGCAAGAATTTCGTCGTGCGCAGCACGCCAGTCAGGACGCCCATGCCGCGGCGGCAGGCGTGTGAATCGTAGATCATGGACCGCTCGAAGATGGGCTCGATGATATTGCATAGGGCGTGGTGAACGACGCGATCCCGAAACGGCAGGGCCGCGATGACCCGCTCCTTTGGCTCATGGATCGTGAACAGCTTGTATGGCCCGGGGGTGTAGGATTTCCAGGACAGGTCGTTGTGGACATCGATGAGGCTCTCCTCCAGGCGGGCGGAGAAACGCAGGATGTCCCGCTTGTATCGCTTGCCGCGCCTGGCCTTCAGATAGGCCCGGTGGATGTTGTCGAATTCACATATCTGCGAATATAAATGCTTGAATGTCTTGGCCATGCAAAAGTGCTCCTCGGGAGAAAAGGGGGGGATGCACCCCGTTCGTTGCCTACCAGGGGCGCACCCTGTTTTTTGTTTTCCACCTTGCGGTGAGGGTCATGATTCCAAAGTAACTATGCACAGCGGACGCGGGTTTTACGGCGCGCCCGTCAGGCCATGAAACCATTTGCTTCGCAGGCGCGGAACCCGATGTTGTAGTTCGAGTTCGACGGCGCGTTGTTGAGGTTCAACGCGAACACGCCGGCATTGGCACCGTTGTTGAAGTTGCCGCCGCGTAAGGCCGCGCGATTGCAACCATGCCCCTATTGATGACCGGCGGGCGCCGATTGGGCGCCATAGCCGGGATCAACCTTTTTTATCCAGCCGCCAAGCATCCGGCCGATTTCGTCGGTACGCTCGCAGTGGATGCCGTATTTCTTGATACTCATAAGACCCAGATCCTTCGCCATGCGGATCAATAGGCGCAGCTTCTCCAGCTCGACATCGATCTCGTAGAGCTTGCCCTTTTTCTGCTTGAGCTTGTTGGCGTGGACGATCATCTTGCCGATCTCCAGCATCTGGTTCTGGATCTGTTGTCCCAGAACGAACCGCTGATCCCGCGGAAACCTGTTGACGATGGGGAAGGAATACATCATTAGGTCGTAGTATTTCTGATAAAGAACCAGGCTTCCCATATCCGACATAGCGTATCTCCGTGGCCCCTGTAAAGACAGGTGCCAGATCATCAGATTACAGGGCTTTGCAGGCGCGGAACCCGACGTTGCAGTACGAGTACGACGGCGCGTCGTCGAGGTGCAACGCGAACACGCCGGCACCGGCACCGTAGCGGAAGCTGCCGCCGCGCAAGGCCGCGCGCAAAGCAGACGTGCTGTGATAATAAATATCGTTCCCGTAGGTCGCAGACCCTCCACTACTGGATGTCGCGGGCAGGGCCAGGGCGTTCAGGTCGGCATCGCTGTCCCTGAGAGTGACAATCTTGTTTCCCGATACCATATCATAGGTAACATCCCGCACGATTGTTTTGTGAATCCAGAACGTCGCCGTCCCGTTGGCAGGGCTTCCGGACAGGGTCAGGGTCGTGGGGGTATTGGCTGTGATAGTGTAGGAGACCCCCGTCCCCGATGACGCCTCGGCGATGTATGCCTGGCAGGAAGACAGCGTGCCGTTAGCGTAAGCCTTGGTAGCCCCCGACGCCTGCAACTCCTCATCGTTCTGAAATGCGCCGCTTATCCCGATCAGACCAAGCGTGCCGTATGTCCCGGAATCATTATCAGAGAACACGATACCGGATGCGCCTGAGGTCAACCCAGTTACCGTATCACCCAGAGTGAAATTACCGATCTGCCCGTCATAGCCCAGGTATTGAACCGAGAACTCCCCCACCTCTGTGCCATTGGCTGCCGCGACCCCGGTTACCACGCGCACAGTGCCGCCAGAAGTATATGCGTTAGAGAATGTGGATCCCTGGAGGTCGAAAGTATTAGCGTCTATGACGGTGATAGTCCACGAGGGATTGGTATCGGTGTTATTCGCCTCCGTCGTGCCGCCCACGCTCAGGATGCTGACCTTGTTGTTTGTAGAATAGCCGTGGCTGTTGCAGGTGATTCGGATCAGTCCCGATCCGTTATCCGCAGCGCCAGTGATGTTTTTGCTGGACAATGAGGTGGATGGTGACGCAATGATCTCGTTGTCAGTAAAGGCCGCACTGGTCGTCCGCCGGATTTCCAGGATGCCTGTAACTCCCAGGTCAATGACCTTGGTGATAACGCCTGCCGCGCCGGAGGTAAGACCCTGTAAGTTATGGCCGACAGTGAAACCAGCTTCCTCTGCGTCATATCGTAAGATAGTCTTCCACTTCTTCATCCAGTTCACCCCCGCTCCATCGCACGTCAGGGTGTTCGTCCCGCTAACCGTTCCCCGCCCGAAGGGGCTGCCCTCGTAGCTCAGGTCGAAATTGGCGCTGATCTGTGGATAGCCGTTCGTAGTCATAAACATGCAGACCCATTGCCATGCCAGGCCCTGCAAGTCAAACACGCCGGAGGCCAAATGGTTGTGCGCCCATGTGTTGGGGCCGGTCCCTGGAAGGGGACGGTTGTACGATGCGTACTCAGCCTTCAAGTGCTTGTCCAACTGCGCTGTTTCGGTAGTGTAGGTTATATCTGACGGTGGGTTGGTATTAGCGTTCCCGCCATGCGGCTGCGTACCGAGCTTTTTGGCCAAAAACGCCAGCGATCCCCACTCGAAATCCGTCGTCAGATGCCAGCCCTTGCCCTTATTGGCGGCGGCGATCATGGCCTGCGGGAAGGTGATGTAATCCCAGATCGGCACGCCAGGCCTGCTGATGCCGGGAACACTACCGGCGTTGCCGACATGCGCAACATCGTACCAGGCCGATCCCTGCTCGTTGATGGCGCTCGGCTGGGAACAAGGGTACTTGTCCACCAGGAAACCGCCAAACAGGATGCCGGTCAGTCCGGTGTCCGTTCCATAAAACCGGGGTATCATGACAGCGTGGTTCTTGAAGTTTTTCTTATATCCACTTGGCATTAGAGCACCTCCTGTTGTTCCGGCGCCAGCGTCAGATCGGCCTGCACGCGGTAAGTCTTAAAATCATCAAGCGTCAGGCCGTTGGTATAAGCCAGCGAGCCATCTTCCTGGATCACAATTCCCAGATTCGCCGCCTCATCTGAAAGCGCATCCATATCATCACAAGTGATATTGCAGACCACGCCCCACGTTCTCAGATCGTCATCGTCGCCATGTCCCGCATACCCGCCCGTGATCCGTGGATTCAGCCCTGCCGTGGCCAGAGCCGTATGCAACGCCTCGAATTTTTCGATGGCGCCGGGCAGCATGCCCGTAAACTCACTTCTCATATGTGTGTCCTCCTTTCTTCTCATCAAATGCGACGCGCCAGCATCGTCCACGTGCCTGACGCAAGGTCTATTGTTCCTCCCGTCTCGTTTTGAAGGCGGGCCTTTACCGTGTCCGTCGCGCTCACCCAGGCGTTCAGGGTGATCCCCTGGAGGTCGTAGGGAGCCACGCATTCTATGACGCATTGACCCAAGGTCACACCGGCGTAAGTGACCGCCGCCGATGTCTCTCCAGCGCCGTCGGCCAGGGAACCTGGATCCCATGTGAACGTCACCGGCGGCAGATAGGATAGGTCCTCGATCAGCGTCTGCGTCTCATATGTGCGCTCATCCTGACGGGCCGCCATGTCACCTGCAGGGGTGACGGATCGGCTGGTGTCCGTCCCGGTGACTACCTCGGCCGTCGTAGCCAGCTCGACAATACCGGTGCGGGTCTCCGTGGCGGTGCGGGCAGTGAGATTAGCAGGCGTAATTGCCCGGGATGTATCGGTCCCGGTCTGCGTTTCTGCGTCCGTAGCCAGCTCAACCTTTCCCTTGACGGTCTCAGATGCGTCTGACACCCAGGTGTCGAGTTTGCCACTACCATCGGCGATGGGGATTTTTCCCGCCGTAGCCGTGGCTGTGGCATTGGCCGGATCCTGAACCACTTTCGATGATCCATCCAGAGATGCCAAGCCGGATGCCGCCGCCTTGCCGAGAATGGTCAGGGTCTCAGCCAATGTTTTTTTGACGAATACTCCCACTCCAGAGGCCACCAGGAAATCATTGGCCGCCGTCGCCAAAGAATGAGCCACTCCGCCCAGGTTTCCCAACGCTGTAGCCGCTGACGCTACGTCTGACAGATTCGCTGATTTAGCGCACTTGGTGTCGGCATATGTTTTCACCGCGGCCTGAGTCGGCACGGCATAATTGCTGTTTCCCGCCAGTGTACCATCGGTATCTACGTCGATGAGGTCCTCGATGATGTTCTCGCACGTATTGTCCGCCGCCAACTTGGTGTCCGCATAGGCCTTGACCGCCTTCTGGGACGGGATTCTCTGGTCAGAGTTTCCAGCCAAGGTCGGGTCTGTATCCATCTTGGCGGTAATATTCGCCGG